GTCTTCCGGCTGCGGATTGAGTCCGGTTGCTTCTGCAATGTCAACGACCTCCTCGAGAACTTGCATCGCAAGAGGAACAAGAAACTCGTCCGGCACGTTTCCGTCTGTTTTGTCATCAATGATCGAGGTGATGTTGTAAGCCACATCTGACATGCCAGCAGCCAAGTCTGGTGCGGACTGAAGCTGCTTCGAAATGTCTTTTGCGGCTTCCTGCGCGTACAGAACATCGTTTAAATACTGAATGGCAACATCAAAATTCGGATCATCAACATTGTCTTCCTGCTCTTCGCCCATTTGGTCTGGAGCCATTTGCTCAGCCATTGGATCTGAAGGCATCTGCCCAGCAGGTGTGCCACTAGCACCCTGCATCTGTTCTGAAATTAAACCGGCCACAATTCTTCTCCCTATCAAGCGTATCCGCTGCCAGCAGCGTATGGGTTGTACTTGCTCAGTAAGGCGCGCATCTCATCTTCATACTGCTGTCGAGGTGTCATGGCGCCGGAGACTAAGCCAGTGGGCGCGGACTGTGCGTATTGCGAAGGAGCACTGGGCGCGCCAGAGTTGCCCCACCAATTCGTTCCAACATTTTGGTTATAGCGATCCTGAGCTGCTTGCTGCTGCTCAAACTCGTAGTCGCGCTGCTCTTCCATTGCCTTTTTCTGGCCGTAACCCTGAATTACGTTACCCGCCAGCTGGGTTGCAGCGGAAACCTTTGCTGAGCCAATCAAGCCTTGGGCGATTCCTCCTTGTGCCGCCCCTGCGCCAGCGCTACCAGCTCCAACGCCGGCAGTCAGACCGCCCACGCTGCCGGCAGGTGCCGCAGCACTGGTGAGCGCCCCAGAAGGCGCCGTAAGTCCGCCTCCGCTGCCTGCGCTGGTCAAGGACATTCCAGTGCCAGGAACTGCAGTGATGCCCGTGCCAAGCGCTGGGGCCACAGCATTAGCGCCGGCGCCATACGCGCCAGTGAAACCGCCGGAAAGCGAACTACCGGCAGCTGAAAGGTTGCCGCCCATCGCGGCGCTTGCCGCACCGGTGAGGCCGGACCACGCGCTCGAGATGCCTGCGCCAGCCCCCTGTACTGCGCCAGACAGCGTGCCCATAAATCCGGTGCCAGCGGACGCACCACCCATTGCGCCAGCGAGTGCGGCACCACCGAAGTAGATTGCAGCAGCGGCAATGATAATTTTGCCAATTTTTGATTGACGAACTTTCTTTTGAAACTTATTGATGGTTTTCATCACGCCTTTTTGAACTTTTGCAATGGACCGTCCAACCTTCTTAACGGCGCGACCAACACTCTTGACTGCCTTGCCCATTTATGCACCTCGTACGTATGTAAGGTTCAAGCTCTCGCGAGAGAAACCAACCCGTTTAAAAAAACGAACAAGCCTTGGATCAACTTCAGGCTCCAGTTCAATGATGGCCATCTTGATTGCTGGGCGGCTCTTCACCCAACGAACGAACTCTCGAAGCAGCGGCAGCCCGGCGCCAGGAACACGGCTGTAGTACAAAAGCACTGAGCACTGCAGTCGCTCAAACCAAAAACCTTGCTGCACGCATGCGCCAATTGCGGCGACGACCTTTCCTTTATCTTCCGCCACCCATGCAAAGTGCGCAGGGCCAAGGCACTCTCTTGCCGTATCCGCCATCGCCTCGCGGTCGATGCGAACCGGCAGCGGATTACGTGATACCGACTCAATAGCTATATCGACAATGGCGCCGATGTCGTTCACGTTGGCTTTTCTAAAGATCATGCGGTTGGCAATCCAGGAATCGTTGTGCCATAAAACTTATTGGCCCACTCAATTTGCGAATTCGAGTAATTGATCACACTTTGAATGGCTCTGCTCTTCGGGCTTGTTCCAGAGGAGTCGACCGTTCCGCTAAGGTTTGGATCCGCTGCAATTGCATTGATGCTGTTCGATGCCGTGTTGCTAATTGCAAGCGCAAAGTTTGTTGGGATCTGCGAGTTCGTCAGGTTCTTTTGAAAATCCTGCGCATCTTTCTGCAAATACGCCTGCTGCTGCCTGTCTAGCGTTGATTGAGCGGCAGCAAAAGATTGCTGCATTTGCGTCATAGACGTTTGGAACGCTTGCTGATCTTTTTGTATGAACGCTTGCTGCGCCCTGTCAAGCTGAGCTTGCGAACCGGCAAAGTTTTGCTGAGCCGCCTGCAAAGTCATTTGATTTTCTGCGCTCCTGTCCTGCAAATACGCTTGTTGCGCACGGTCAAGCTGCGATTGCGAAGCAGCAAAGTTCTGCTGAAGCTTCGTAATATCCATCTGCTGTGCGCGCTCAAGGTCAGCTTGAGACGCTGCAAAGTTCTGCTTTGCGGTTTCAAGGTTTGATGTGAATGATTGCGATCCCAGTCGCTCTGATGTCGTAAAGCCGCGATTTGCTGCGTTCTCTCCGGCGGTAAATGCTTGATCGGATCTCTGCAAGCCAAACTGGTTGGCGGCTCCCGCGCCAAACTCGGCGGCGCGGTTTTGGGCATTCATGTTTTCCGCAGCAGTGCTGCTGTATGTGTTGGCGTCCTGTTGCGCCATCGGGAGCGCACGATCAGTCATGGCAGCCACACCAGCGCCTTGCGCCATTGAGCTGTTGACCAGCCCACGTTGGGCCATTCCCTGAGCAGCAATCGTTCGTGCGCGCTGCATGAGCGGGCTGTCTTTGGCCAGGATGCTGGTGACTTGCCCCTGAACAGTTTCAGTTGGCTGATTGACTTGGCGCGTCTGCGGGGAGTACGTGGTCACCGTGTTTTGCGCCGGCAGGCTGGACGCGACAAGCCCAGCGGGAGTGGGCTGGTTTGCGGCAGATCCCTGCTGAGTGTCAAATGGATTTTGTACAGTCGTAGCCATGTCTGGCCTTTCAACAAAATTGCCTGCCAATAGACAAGCTGGATAAGCCGCCAATTGGGCGGACTTCTCGCGGTTCTATTCTATTCCAACATACATCATTGTGATAGTCATTTTGCTTGACAAACGCTAGTTGCGTAATCTTGCAAGCCAGTCACTTGGGCGCTGAGTCTGTCAGCCTCTGACGCCACTGCTCTATATTTTTCTGAGCACTCTCCGAGAACGTCGCGGGCGGTGCTGGCTTCAACAGCGATGGCGGCAGCTTCGGGACATGCGGGGGCTGGCCTGGCGTTGAGTCTTGCGATTTCGTTGCGCAGCCCATTAGCAGCACGGCTGGCAGCAGCAGACTGAACGACCAGCTGAGTCGTTTTGTTTTCTGATTCATAAGCGATCCTTTCTGCATTGGCCTGCATTTCCTTTTCTTTCGCCCGAGCGTCTGCTTCTGCGTGCTGCATAAGCTCGGCATGACGGCGCTCAATCTTTTCAACCTGCGCGCTCCACCGCCAGTTCTGCACCTGCCACGTTCCCGCGGCTGACAAGACAACCCCAAGCGCGGTGGCGACGATGTAGTTCATCAATTGGCTTCTCCAATGCACTGCTTGTATTCCGCCTGGCGGCGGATGGTCAAGCCGCGCAACACCTTGCCAGCCTGCTTGTCCCATTTCAGGATCTCCTTGCAGGCGCCGTCATAATCCTGCGCATTGAGCTTCTTGGCCAAGGTCGACCGGCAGAACGCGCCCTCTCCGATGTTGTAGGCCAGGCTGACATGGGCCGCAAACTCGTACTGGTGCATCGGCACTGGAGCGCACCGCTTGACCGCCTGCTCAAACCTGTTGGCATCTGCCAGCAGTCGTACCAACGCGCGCTCGACCGTAATCGTGTCGCCCGGTTTGACGCCGCTCGTGGTGCCAAAACCGATCGTGGTGATGCCGCGCGACTTCTCTTCCGCAGTGGCGTAGTACGCATTGCCTTGGTACTGCTCATGCACGGCAATGCTCACCAGTGTGGAGGCAGCCAGCACCAAGGATCCGACCGCTACTCGAGCATTTCTCATACGTCACGCTGCGCGATTAGTCGCGCCATAAACGCGCCAGCCACTGCCAAGCCAGACAATGTCGCAAACACGCGGCGCGGGAATACATCATCAAAGAATGGCAGCATCGCCTCGGCCATCGTAAGCAGGAACGCGAGCGCCATTAGTCTTGCGCTCCATGCTTTTGTGGCGATCGTCTTCCAGTTTTCGTATAGCTTCATCTGGTAAACCCCAAGTGTGTGGCCATCCCAATAGCCATCAATCCAAAGCCAATGACCAGCAAAGACCACAAACCCTTCTTTGCAATCTCAAGCTTCAACTGAGACCAAAACTCTGCTTCTGCTTTTGCCGCTCGCAGCTTCTCTTGATGGTATCGACGATGGCCATCAAAGTCGGTATTGCCGTCATCGCCGATGGCAAACGCACCATTGATTTTTTTCAGCTCAGTCATTACTTCATCGAATCGCCTGTCAATGTGCGCGCCATCCATCAACGACGGTCTTGATAATCTTTCGGCCATTTCAAATCCCAAACTATTTTCTAAAGGCATACTGTCAATCTAGGTCTCCTACTATGGCCAAACTTGCGCCGGTTTGCACAGCACTACATCATTGTGATACTTCAGACTCCCACGGCAACGCAGGCTGCACGATTGCTGGTGTTTTGGTTGCATCGATTTGCGCCTGCACGATAGATTCGGTGGCGTTTCTGTCAACGCATTCTTGCCAAACCCAGCCAATCACCTGGTCTTTCTTTAGGTCGACGTAATTGATGAACTCTCCGTCTGGAGATGGCAGGCTGCATGTGCCATAGACACTGCCAGAACAAGTTTTGTCGCCCACTTCCTCGACGCCTTCGCAGCGCCAATGAACAGTCTTAACAACATCATGCTTGCCATCATCCGAGATGGCGCAATCAAGGGCGGAGATAGTCCAGTTAAAAGTTGCGGTCATGATGTTTCCTTTCATTTAGATTCGAGTTGCGCCACGCGGGCGAGAAGTTGGTTAATAGTGACTTGCTGCTCTTTGACGGCCTCAACGAGCAAGCCAATAAGGCTTCCGTAGTTGACAGACTTGCTGCCTTCTTTGCCATCCACAGCTTGCGGCATGACCTGCTCAACATCTTGAGCGATCAAACCGGTAGAAGCTTTGCCGTCAGCAATCCAGTTAAACGTCACGCCGCGCAGTGAGTGCACTTTATCGAGCGCGCCCGCGATTGTGGCGATGTTGGTCTTCTTGGTTCGGTCGGAGGTGTTGAAGAAATTCACCGCATAAGCATCGCCGGTGAGTTCCCAGTTACCGTTCGACTTAAGCAACATTTGAGTCGTCCAAGTCGCAGAGTTTGTTCGCAATTGGAAACCAAGATCATATGCAGAGGCACCGTCGAACACAGTTTTGATGCGAGCTCCATAGCCATTCCCCCCAGCGTCTGCCTTAAACTCGAGACCTCCGATTGATGTCGAAGTGTTTCCTTCCTGCTGAATGACAATATCGCCAGCGTATGTAGCATTGCCGCCAGTGCGCAAAAGGCCAACGACATCCAGCTTCGCTCCAGGCGAACTCGTCCCGATGCCCACGTTGCCGGACGTATTAATCCGCATCCGTTCGCTATTGTTGACGCCAAAAACCAACGGCAGGAATGTGCCGCTGCCTTCCCTGTTGGAATTGATTTGAGCGGATGACGCATCAATCGTCAGGTCGATGTACGAGGCGTTCGTCGGTGTGCTGTTGTTGTAGGCGCGGAACACAGACTGCGTTGCCGTGCCATTGGGGAGCGTGGGCAGGATCGTCACGCCGTTAGTCGTGCTGCTTTGGAACATCACACGATTGGCCACCGTCGCGTTGCTGAAGTCGCCAGTAATCCGGTTGCCGGTCCCTTGGAATGCGAGGTTATTTGCGAATTGAGTTTCACCAGCAAAATAGTTGGCAGCAGTGCCATCGGCGTAGAAGTTCCAACGCCCAGTACCGGAAGCAAGGTTGCTGTAAAAGCCGTAGTTGTTGGTGGCCCCGATCAAACTTGAATCAACGCCAAAACCGATTTGAGCGGCGACAGTCGAACCCGCGCCAATAGTGCCACCGGCTGCACGATATGCATAAAGACCCCCCAAACTGAACGCACTCGCGGCTGTTGAAGGTGACGCATAAAAGTATTGCGCAGTGCCTGTTACGTCACTCTGCACTACCCCGCCCGATCTCACACCAAAAGATGTTGTTGCGCCGGTAATATTCTTACCGATGTTTAAGTTGTAGCCTGTTAGTGAAGCGGTCCCAAGACCCAGCGCGCCCGCGCTGTTAAGGCGCATCTTTTCAGTCGTATTCACCCCACCTGTCGTAGTTGCAAATACCAACCGTCCGGGCATGTTGTCAACGCCGGGAGTGCCGTCTACTTCCCCGTAGATATCTGCAACCCCTAAAAACTTAACCCCATCGCTCCCGCCAAAACCCATACCACCAACCCGCTGTCCAGAGTTGACGATGGTATGCGTGCCCTCAACGCCATTACTCTTGTTGAGAGACAAGAAAGCCCCCCCAGAGGTGGATGTGGAAGTGCTCCACTGGGCAAGTGACATCCAAGAAGAAGAGAAGTCGCCGCCCAGTATTTGAGTGTTGGGGGTGTAGTTATTCGCAAACGCTGGTAGGTAGTAAGACCGGGCAAGCGTCCCTCCATTGATAACTCTGCCAGAGAAATCGATCACAAACGGCGTGCTGTCCGGGTTCCCAGAATCCTCCACCAGCAGCGCATCGCCAGCACCAGTCTGCGTAATGTGTAGCGCCTTGCCCCCGCCAGCCTGCGTGACGCGCAGAGCTGCGTCAGTGGGGTTGTTAATGCTAATAGTTGTGCTGCCACCAAAGAAGTTGGCCGCCGAGCCGTTGGCGTAGAAGTTCCAACGTCCTGTGCCGGAGGCGATGTTGGAGTAGAAGCCGTAGTTGTTCGTCGCGCCTGTGAGGGTACTGGCAACATTAAACCCGTATTGGTTGGTTATCGTTGAGCCAGCGCCATACGTCTGCGGAAAAACAGAAAAATGATTCAGCTCAGTTAGCGTAAACGCAGCTGCCTGTGTAGCTGGAGATGACCTGTACCCGTGAAAGGCCCCAGTAACGTCTGATTGAATGACCCCGTTAAGAATCGTACCTGCCGCAGTAGTTGAACCAGTGATTGATTTTCCAAGCGCTAAGGTAGTGCCGACGTTACCAGAAGAGCCGATTGCAACACGTCCGTCGCTGGTGATACGCATACGTTCCAATGACGCACCCGTACCTGCCGGAGACGTACCGAAGATCAGGCGTCCGGGCATGCTGTTGGTGCCGGGGGTGCCGTCTACTTCCACAGAAATGGAGGCTGCTGAAATGAAGGCAGTACCATCATCCCCTGAAAAACGCATAATACCTAGACTATCCCCACTTAAAACTACAGCATTAGTTCCGGGCGTTGTTGCACGACTCTTGTTGCAAGAAAGTCCGCCGCTACTTGTATCTGCGCGGTAGTTGTATGAACCGAAGACGCCACCAGCAATCCCATTTTGTACGGTTCCATAAATTTGAATGTATGGGGTTTGAAGTGAGGCAGCCGTAACCGAGGAAGTGTGTCCGACAAGCACCCGCCCTGCAGAATCAATTACAAAAGGCGTGTTGTCCGGGTTCCCAGAGTCCTCAACCAGCAGCGCATTACCCGTACCCGCTTGCGTGACGTGCAGAGCTGCATTGGTGTTGTCGGTAACGCTAACAACCTGATTGGCAGTGAACGTGTTGGTTGACGCGATCAGAGCGTAAGCAGCGCCAGGCAGGTAGGCCGCCACCCATGCCGATCCGTTGTAGGCGCGCATTTCACCGGCAGTGCTGTTGAAATACAGGGCGCCTGTCAGCAATGCATTTCCATCATTGTCTACCGTCGGGTTGCTTGCCTTTGCACCCAAGTAGCGATCATCGAAGGAGTCGTAGGATGCCGCAGCAGCATTAGCACTCGCCAGTGCAGCACTTGCCGAACCAGAAGCGCTTGTTGCGCTGTTGCCAGCGTTGGTCTCGCTAATCGCCGCAGCAGCTGCAGAGGCGGCCGCACTGGTGGCCGAGCCGAGGATTGAGTCGACATAAGCCTTGGTAGTTGCATCCTGGGCGCTGGTGGGATCTGCCATGCTCACGATCTTCTGTGAGCCCATGTTGATCTGGCCAGTCATTGTGCCGCCAGCTTTTGCCAGCAGAGTGCCGACCGTGGTGTTGATCTCGGTCTTCGTGTACGCGTCAGTGATCCCGTAGCCAGAAATCGTTGTCGGGTTTGTGCCAGCCGTTACCCGGCCATACACGTCCACGGTCACGGAGCGATAAGTCGCAGCAGACACGCCTGTTGTGGCAAGGTCAATGTTGTCTGCGTTGACGACGATGCGTGAACTCGATGCGGTGCCAACGTCCAGCGTGTTGCCAGACTTCGTCAGGCCGGCGCCAGCGGTAATCTGACCGGCCCCAGAGAACTGATCGAACGTGATGGACGTCGTGCCAAGCGTGCCGCCTGCAGAAACCGTGCAGACCCAACCAGAGTTGTCGTTGACCGTGCCTTGCTCCACAAACACGAACGCGCCAGGCAGCTCGGTCCATGCATCCGCGTCGGTTGAGCGGCTCCAGCTACCGGCCGCCACAACGTAGATCCCGTTTCCAGATGCGGTTGACTGGTTTTTGACCAGCACCCTGTCGCCTGCAATGACTGCCACGCCATCGATTGTCTGCGTACCAGAAAGCGTGATGTTGGCAGTGGTGGCAACCTTTACGCTGCCTTTGACATCCAAGCCTTGCGCAACACCGTCCACATACGCCTTTGTCGCAGCATCTGCATCTGCTGTCGGCGTTCCTAGGCCGGTGATTTTGTTGGTTCCCATGACAATGGCGCCGGACATCGTGCCGCCGGTGAGTGCCAAACGAAGTGCAGTCTGCGTATCAACATAGCTTTTGGTTGCAGCGTCGCTTGCGTTCGTGGGCGTAGACAGGCCGGTAATCGTCCCAGCTGTGCCGGAGTTCATGTCCAGCGTGCCGGTGATGGTCACACCGCTGAACGTGCTGGTGCCGCTGTTGGCGGTCACGTTTCCGGTCAGGTTGCCAGTTACGTCTCCGGTCACGTTGCCAGTGACGTTGCCTGTGACGTTGCCTGTCAGGGTGGCAGTAATGCCGGAGGTCGCAGAAAGCGTGGTAAACGCACCAGCCGCAGGCGTGGTGCCGCCAATAGTCGTGCCGTTGATTGTGCCGCCAGCGATCGTCACAGCGGATCCAAGGGTCACTGCGCCTGTCGCAGACAGGGTGGTGAAATTGCCAGCTGCTCGAGCAGTCGCGCCGATCGGGGTGCTGTCCAGTGTAGACGCCGTAATTGCAAGCGCCTGCAACGCCGATGAGGCAATCAGCGCATCACCAGCCGCGTTGACCATCGCCACCTTGTAACCGTTTCCAGCCAGGGTTGGCAGCTTCGTAAAGCCTGCAGTGACGAGGTCCAGCTCCGCACGCAGCGCAGCAGAAGAGCCTGGCGCGTTGGGCGCAGGGTAGGCTGAGTGATTGTAGTAGCTGTTCATAATTTCGCTTTCAAACTTGTTGCGTTTCTATTGGTTTTGCAGCGCAGGTGTAGCTCGCAAATTTTCTCATTATCTAAGCCCTCTGCGCATGGAATAGTGAACGATGATCGTGTTCACCGTGAACGGTTTGAATAATTTCGAAACGGAAGAAATCCGAATGGCGATGTTTTCTGCCGTCCCAGTTACCTCGACCTCAGACGGCGAGATGTCGCGGCCGTCCCATGCAAAGTTGTCCCAAGTGAATGAGTCCCAGTAAGACGCGCGAAGGTCGTTGCCGTAGATCTGATCGGCAGGCTGCTCGAGCTCAGGAGTTCTATACCCAAGGTCGTACGCAAACGAAAACTCTGCATACGAATCGCCGGTCATCTCCACGCTGGCTCGGCGATAGCGTTTCAAAATCCGCGGCGAGTTGATGCTGTTGTAAACCAATGTGATATTTGCCGAGATGTTTAAGCCGTCGAACGACGTGCCGGCATCCAGTGTGTAAACGAATCCATTGGTCGATCCAAAGTAGGACGTCTCTGCTCCATCGGCATTGCTACCATCCGAGCAGCACATGGCAGGGTTCGGGAACTGAACAGGGCCAGAGCCAATCAGTTTGCCGTTGGCGACCGTCATGTAGAGCCCTGTTCCGTCACTAAAGAACAGTCTGTACTGGCCCTTCTCGCGGTTTAAGACCGACGCCGTCGCAAGATGCCGACGAGCTTGGATGAACGGTCTAATGTTCATCGTCATCGAGTTTGAAAGGAAATTGCCGAAGTTCAGCGTTGTGCTCATGCCCATTACGCCGCGCTGGGAAAGCGCATAAGTCTGGTCAAGGTTCTGCGCGGTGTAACGCATTGCGCCGCTGGCGTTGTTGAAGTTCGACAGCTTGAAATCAGCTTCGCTGGATCCGTACAGAATCGACGTTTCGTTTTCTGTATAGATGCCCAGCGCGCCGCTTGACTGATCGCCAGGCAGCTGTGGCAAGTTCGTGATGTCGTCATTCATCGCTATCTCGCCAGCGCCAAGTACCGGGTCCCACACGTACGGGTTGCCAATGCTTGAGAATTGCAGCGAATGACCGAAAGCCAAGAACAGATGCTGCTTGTGCGCGGCGATGCAGGTAGGCGTGTCAGGCGACATGGCAGTCGCTACCGGCACCAAGTACGTGCCGTCAAATTCAAATGCACGGTTCTTGCCGTCGCAAAAGTAAAGCTTTTGATTGTCTTGACCGCCGCCAAAGTTGGCTATTACCGCTTGCACGCGCCCGCTAGGCAGCCATGTCATCTGACTCTGTGTGCCATCAACCAGTGCGTACTTCGTACCGCCCACGTTGATGTGCTCATTGTTCAGAAAGGTTCCTGTGACTGACGTAAAAATGATCCGACCAGAGGCATGCGTGGCGCCACCCCAAGATCCGCCAGAAACAATCACCCGCCTGGCAATACCTGTCGCTCCGCTTGTGTTGCCAACGACGGTTGTGCCATCAGCGATCTCTGTCGTTCCATCGTCAAACGCAAGCTCAATTCCAAGGGTGATCGCAGTCCACCCGCTTGCGCTGGACTTGTACATTGCCAGCGCTGTGTCGCCTGCATTGTTCCGCCACGCATAGACGTTGCCTTTGTAGTAGACGACGCCTCGCACATGGCCGGATCCTGGGACTGCTTGAATGTCAGACCGGTAATTGTCTGCTGCCAGCGATTTGTAGGTTGCATCCAGCAAGCCGTCAGCAACAAGATTGGAAATTGCGTTAATTGTCCCGACGCTAGAGGCGCCAACCAGAAGGCCTTCCGACTCTAAGAACGTACCGGTTTGTCTGGTGATGACGACATCGCCGCCAGAAACTGCAATGACCTTCCCAGTTGCGGATGATGTGTATCCTGTGACCGTGTTTCCAACGGCAACAGTTCCAGTCAGCGCGCAAGTCAGTACGCTGTACAGCGCAGCAGAAGGTGCCGGTCGGCCGTCAAAGCGTTCGTACCCAGCAATGCGGGTGTAGCCACCTGTGATTGAGCACTCAAAGTTTGCCGACCTGCGCATCACGCCAGGAGACAGGGACAGCGTCGGCGTGACCTGATCCAGTCCGCCACTAAGGCGAATCAGATCGTATTGAACTTGCGGGAGACTAGATGCCATGCCTCACCAACCTCACGCCAAAGGATTGCCAAGATAAACTTCTTGAAGCTGCTCATGTTCTAACTGAGTCAGCAGCGCTTGGTACTGAGATTGCGCTCGCTGGATGACTTCGCCAGCGGCCTCAAACAGCCCGTAATACAACATCGCCTTGTAAACAATCATCAAGTGGTAAGCATCCGGAAAATCAGGCTCGTCATCGTTTGCCGTGAGATCCCATGCCTTTTGCTGATACTCGCCACTGATGATGTACACATCATCGGGAATTTGGCCAAGCAAGATGGCCTTTCCCTGGGGGTTTTCACCAAACACCACTGGCCGGCCTTGCATCTGCAAGTTGAAGCGGTAAGTGTTGCGAAACACGTAGTATTCCCACTCGACCAACCACTGCTCGTCTTGAATGCCGATGCTCTTTTTCTGCGCGCGGAACGTGTCTTTGTACCAGTAGCGCAGGTCTGTCATCAGCTCGCTGGTCAGCGTGTTGGTGACAGCGCCGGGTAGGTAGTCTCCCGTGCCGGCGACCGTTTCCCACTGAAATTTCTTCCGCATCCAATTCCAAGTGTTGTGCAGACCCTGTATCTCCAGCCACGCTGTGTTGATCCAGTTGACCAAACGAAGGTTGGCGCCTGTCTGCGCAACAACAGAGGATGGTCCGGTGCCAGATGCACCCACCTCAGAGCTGAGACGCTGGACGAGCTGGAGATAATTCATGTCTTACACCGGGTTGGAAAGCATTTTACGAAGCCACGAAGATCCGTGCTTCGGGTTTGGGTCGTGCGATACAGAGAACGGATACGTGAGAGACAAGACGTTTTCTTCTTGGAAGCCCATCGAACCGTCTTGGTTGACGATCTTCCTCTGACGAACACGCGACTGCTTGGCTTGGGCCAGTACAGCAACGTGATACCGGCGAAGCCGCTGCGGCTCGCCGTTGCGCATCAAAAGACGATAGTCTCCATTGACGTTCACTTCGCAGAACTGCGCATCGTTTTCGTTGCCAGGTTCCATCAAGATGATTTCCAGCTCTTCGCGCATGAAAGCTTCTTCGTCAATTTGAGCTGTGCTGTACACACGATCGGTGTCGACCTCGTGACCGCCTTTGGCAACCTCGGATGCGGGCTGCACCTTGTTGACGATGTCCACGTCATCGGACGAAACACCACGCTTGCGTTCGTAGCTGTTGATCTTGTCAGTCATTGTTTGGTCTCCGTTAAATTGGGTAAAGCAGGGAGCCACCAAAAGGCGGCCCCCTTAAGCTGACGTTAAGCGGTCAGCGGATTGGCCGGAATGTCAGCCAGGTTGTAGAACGTATCGGTCACGTTGGCAGCGCCGAGGTCAGTCTGGCCAGGGGTGAATGTCACGCCAGCAGTCAGGCCAATGCGCAGGCCGCCGATCGGGCAAACGCCTGCAGGTGCGTCAGGCCATTGCAGAGCAATTCTGCCAGCAGCCAACTCAGCGTTGTCAACGATTGGACCAGGCAGGAGAGAAACGGCGCCAGCGGTATCCAGAAAGATGCCGTAGATGCGAGTCGATCCATTGACACCACCAGTGAATCCCCCGTTGACAGATTGAATGCCGCCGGCAGCAGCTTGGTACACGGTTGCACCGCTATAGCTGATGGCGATGTTGTCGGTAATGGCTTTGCTGTAAAACCGACCGTCGATGACGTAGTTAATCGCGGTAGCAATCTGGATGGTGTTGGCGTTTGTGCCTTCAGCCAAACCGCCGCTGTTGAGCGCGATCGTGAGACCACGGTTTAAAGATTGATTGTCAGACATGGTGTTTCCTTTCAGTCAGTAACGAGTGCAGCGACGGTGGCCGCGTAGTTGGTGTCAGTCACGCCAGCGTCAGCGTCAAGCTTGACAGCGACGGCCTGAAGAGCATCGACGACCGCCGCCAAGAGAATTGCCAACTCTTGGCGATCGCCCGCGATGGCAAGCGCATTGACGCGTTGTTTTACGGATTCAGAAGGCATATTTGTTCCTTTGGTGAAGCTAGGGCTTGCGCCCTAGATATTCATCACAGTGCCGAGCAAGCGACCTCGATGCGCACCATCCAGTTTTCGTTCAGGCGCACAGCGTTCTTGTAGAAGTTTGCGCCCACATAGCCAAACTGGCCCATCGGGTTGGCGTGCGTGATCTGCTTTGCAGGCAGGTAGATCGGCTGAATGGCGTTCATGCCCTTCAGTGCAACCTGACCCCAAGCTTCTTGCGCGATCACCATCACTGGGTACACGTCGGCAGTGGTGCCTGCGCTACCGCCGTTGGACAGGAATGTGCCTGCGGTTACAGTGCCGCCGGCCGACAGGAACGGACGGAAGTACGGGCTCGTGATGATGCGGAAACGCTCGACCGTGCCGACCTCGCGCTCATGCACAGGCTTTTGTGAACCGTAGCGAGCCACTGGCACAAAGTTGGTCAGGTTACGGAAGTCGGCTTCCATGTCGGTGTGAATGAACACCAGATAGCCAGGCTCAATGGCTGAGGTGCCAAAGTTCACCGAGCCGGCGAGCTTTTCTGTCACCAGTTGAGCGTGAGCCGACTCAAGCTGACGGGCAGCTTGGCGCAGCTTGTTCAAGCTAATGCCAGTGTTCACCGAGGTGCGTACCGTGCCGTTGGCAAATACCACGTTAGTGCCGCCGCGGACCACGCCGTAGGAGATCAACTCTTCGATCGAAGCCATGTGCTCACCGACCAGCTTGACCATGTCGCCGGGGATGTCGTCCTCGTACATGTTCTCAGCCTTGCTGGAAAGCTTCATCAGCACGCCGTACTGCTGCAGAGTGACCTGCACGTCTTGGTAGCTGATGGTGCGCGAGCCGGGGGTCACGCCTTCTTGCAGCAGGTAGTTGCTGGTGTTGATGTTGGGAGCGCCATTGGAGCCAGCGTCGATCGGAAGAGCGCGGCGGAACACTACGGTGTCCGTCTTGTTCTGGGGGATCTGCTTCTGCGTACCGAAGGTGCTCAGAACTTTGATGGGCATGGCGTGTTTGAGCATTTCACGCTCGGCCATGATGAGGTTCCGTGAGGGAACTAGGGAATAAGTTTGCATGATCAATTACCTTTTTTGTCGATCAAGTTCATCTAAATAGCGCCAATACTCTTCAGGCGACATGTCCTCTACGGCTTTCTGGCGCATGTTGCTGCCAGACCTGCCTGAAGGAATTGCTGCTGCAGAGTTAAGGCGCTGCGTTCTTTGTGCCGTTGCCGACTTCATGGTCTCGGAATGCAAATCCAGCAATCTGATTGCATCCTGCGGGCTTTCGCTCGCCGCAAGCATTTGCACTTCTCGAGGCTGGCGTTGCATCCAGCCCATAAACTCTGGCGATTTCACACGATCCTGCCAACCAGGGTGCCGGATTTCGACTGCCACTTCGCTGCGCAAGCGACCAATTTCCGCTGACGTCACGCCGGGCTGAGTCTGCTGTGGCATTGCTGCCTTCAGCGCTTCCATCTGCTCGTTTAACGCTGCTTCCATCGCCTCCGCAAATTCCGGGTAGTCGCGCTTCAATGACTCCATCGCCTTGGCGTTGCTCTGCGCTGCCCGGATCTCTCCGGCACTCGGCGCTTCGCCACCCTTGGATGAGACTTGTTGAGCCGCTTGAAGCTGCTGCTTCATTTGGCTACCTAAACCTCCGATGTGTCCTTCTGCATTTCGTAGACGTTGCGTGACTTGGCCAAGCAGCGACTCAAGTCCAGAGATCTTGTCCATCAATGCCTGCTCGCTCGTCTGCGCTGGTGCATCACCTGCCCTTGGTGCATCGGCCTGTTCGGCGGGTGCGGGGTAGGTGGCCTCAGCCAAAGCGGGGGCGTCTACTGGCGGCTCGTCGTGCGCATCGATTTCGGGCTGCGCGCGGCCCTCATCCTCTGCGTCCAACTGGTCCCAGATCTTCTTTGCGTCGTCTTGCGGGTTGGTGGTTTCCTGTGTTGTGTTCATTTGGGTGGTCGTCTCACTTTTTGGCCATCACTGGCCGGGATCGTCGACGCTTTGAGCAAGCTCTTCAGGGTCGACTGCTGGACTCAGGCTGGCCTCGTCGGCCAGGCTGAGAATCTTTTTCAGCTCCGCTATCCCACCTCGAATAGCGGCTGTTTTTTCTGGGCCATACGACAGCGAGTCGTTCAGCTCTCGCAGCTCGTCGATGCGTGCTTCAACGTGCTGCGACAGCCGCCTCCATGCGGGGGACCGAAAATCTTCTGTCTTCATCTGCGCCAAAAGAAAAGGGCGTCCGTTTAACTGGACGCCCTATCAAATTCAACCAAGGAGAGTTTGGGCCGCGCTCTGAACGCTATTACCCGGAGTTGATAATAGCATTGTGATATTCGCCGCGCAAGATTTTTATCGATTCATCATCCGGCCGACGTTTAAAATAAATCCGCCGCCCCGCGTACCTAAAACGGTTACTCCAAAAGCCGCAAAAGCATCGCTGCCAATTTCCAGCGCAGTCATTGAGCCAGTGACATTCACATTGCCAGAGGCTGTGAGCGCATCCAAGCCTGTCTCTGTTGCTGCCAACGATCCATTGACCAGCAAAAAACCGGAAGAATAAAATAGATCGTTGCCTGATTCGCTTGTTGCAAGAGTGCCACTGATGTAAACATTGCCGCTTGCATTGGCAATATCTTGCCCGGTCTCAATGACGGACATTTCGCCATTCACCAGAACTTTGCCGATTGCAGTTACAAGATCGGTCCCTGATTCTGTTGCAGCAAAATTGCCATTGATTAACAAGTCACCGGAAGCGGAAAAAATATCGCTTCCGTTTTCTGTTGCAGTCAGCGCGCCATTGACAAATACTTTGCCGGTTGCGCTAGCAATATCTGATCCGCTTTCGCTTGCAGAAAACGCACCTTTAACGTAGACATTGCCAGTTGCCGTGGCCGTGTCGTTACCTACCTCGGCAACAGCAAGCGCGCCTTTGACCAGCACTTTACCGACCGCGCTAGCAAGATCGAAACCGCTCTCGCTTGCGGTAAGCGTTCCTTTGACAAGAACTTTTCCAGTCGCAGCAGCGGTGTCGGCTCCCGTTTCGCTGGCAGCAAGAGTGCCGTTGATGTAGACCTTGCCACTTGCAGCGGCGGTGTCGTCACCAGTCTCTGAGGCAGCAAAATCGCCAGTGATGGCTGGCAGCGCGGCAGACCAGCCGGCAATGAACCCGCCGAATATGTCTGCGGGCTGGTTCGGTTGTTCGGGTGCTGCCGGTTCAAAAGGCTGGCCCAGCGGCAGCGGTACAAGGCCCCACTGGTCAGCCATAATTTACCCGATCAATTGAACTCGTCCCACTTCACCGTGACAATGATGCGTCGTGTGTCCGACGCCGTGCCCGCATCCGGCTGGAACATTGCGATTCCCTCGCCAGCCCGGAGGATGATTTGATTCTTTTCGATGTCCTCAAACCATTCATCCATCTGCGGGGGCGTGTACCCAACGGCAGTTGCGCTTGCTACTGGCAGGGAACAAAGCATGTCTGCGACCGCAGTAATTGTCATGCCGGTTGATGCCGTGCGAAGTGAGCCAGTTGCAGTAGGAAAAGTGCTATCTAGCTTGCCCGGAGTAATCGACGCTCCAGATGCCGTCCCGGTGAAGGTAAAACGCTTCCATAGCAACCTTGGAGATGTCGGCGCTGCCAGCGCGGAGCCGAGTTGCGACAGCACCTCAATTGCCGTAAGCGCCATATTTGTCGTGTTGCCAATTGGATTGATGACGTATATAAACGACGTTGGAAACGTCTGCGCCGCTGCTTGGATCGTGAATACGCCAGAATGCGCAATATAGCTGCCGCGCATGTCTCGGGTGCTGGACGCGACAAAAAAATGTTCATGCACCGTATCAGCGCCGATGACGCGAGTCTGCGTGCGCATCTTCTTTCCAGTGTTGCCAGAATCGGTAGGTAGTTGGGCAAAACCTGCAATTGGTGCGACCATGTCTTACCTCACGCGTGAGTAATAGTTGCGCTGTTGATCGTCACCGTCTGGCCAGCGGTAATACTCACGCTGTCCAGATTGATGTCGCTGCCGGAGGTGCCCACAGTAAGGCCGGTCACAATGTCCGTCCCGCCGCTTGCGGTGCGAATGCGAGCAGCAGCAGCGGTGCCAGTGTTGTCGGCGCTGGTGTCAGAGCGCGGGAAGCCCGAGAAAGTCAGCACGCCGCTGGCAGCGGTGCCAGCGGGGTTTGCCAAAGCAATTGTCGCCAGCACGGTTCCCATGCCAGTAGTGCCTATTTCCAGCACACCTGTAGTGCCGATTTGAGTAACGACTGCCTCAAGTCTGGCGTTCTTTACTGCGGTTGTGTAAATCACTGCCATGACTCACTCCTTGATCAGCCAACCACCGATTTAAGGGCGGACAGCTTTTGTTTGTATTCGGCTTGCAAAGCCTCTGCAGCCGCCTGCGTGGCAACAGCCTGCGCCACTCGTTTTGCTAAATCGGCTTCTGCACTAGCAAATGCTTCGTCGCGTTTATTGTTTTGTTCTGCAGCAGCATTGACGACAGCCTTGGCGTTAGCCAATGCTTCGCGCTCAGTGGCCATCCATGCGTCAAACTTGTTTCGCTCTGCAGCTATCTGGCCGCGCACAGCTTCTGCCTCTGCCACAGCTGCTGCTGCCTTGCCAGCTTCTGTTCGAGCAGCGGACAATTGCTGAGATGCTTTTTCCTCTTTCTTTTCCGCTTCAGCCAAAATCTTATCTGCTGCGTCCTGAGCAATCTTGGCCTTTTCAATTTCTTTGCTAGCTGCTTCTTGCGCAGTTTTAATTTGTTCGACAACGGCTTTAAGCTTGCTCGGGTCTCTAGCAAGTTCAATAAATGTTAAAAGGTTTGCTGCAGTATCGACAGAAACAGCCGATGGGGTGATGTGGATATTCATTATAAACTCCTGTTAAGTGGATACGATTACCGCAATTTTAAGACCCGGCGTAACGCCGATATACTCAGTGCCTCCAGCCCCCATTCGCATGGAAGCAGAAGACGCTATGGGGTTTGATCCAACAGAAATGCGGCAGGCTGCATCTGCGTGCAGTCGAACAAATCTGGTCACATCTGAAAGCACGCCAGACTGAGCGGATGATGCTGCAATACTGATTTGCTGATTTCTGATGCTAGGCTCTTGTCCAGCCATGATCAGGCTCCCCCGACCGGCTGAAGCAAGCTCTCCGTACTCTGTGATGTCCAATAAAGGCATTGAAATACTCCTTAAATTCCTGAGCCTTGTCTGGCTTTGATAGCAGCTTCGGCATTGAACAGTTGATTTTTTTGATCAAGCTTTAGCATCTCAAGCCGCTCTTTGCGAGTCATCTCTTCGCGAGTCATCACGCCGTCCTGCTCCATTTTGGAAATAGCCAGCTCGCGCTCAAATTGCCGCTCAATCATCGATTGCTCAGCTTCGGAACGCTCGCGCTCGATCTGGTACATCGTGTTTTGCTGCTTGGTTTCCATCTCTGCCTGAGCAAGCTGCGAGTCAACCGCGCGCTGCTCCTTGCGGTCCTCGATGTCCATCTGCTTACCTTGCAGCGCCATCTGCGCCACGGCGATCCTCGGATCCTCCGGCGCGCCCTGCTGAGCCTGCTGCTCCATTTCCTGCTTGACCTGATCTTCAGTCTTCATGATCTCGTCAGGGTTGACTTTGAATGCCTTCAGGATCGCTTTGAGTTCTTCCCGCTCATTGAGCAACGGGATGTAGCGCGGATTGTTCGTGATGTTGGCCAGGTTCAGCAGAGCCTGGTTCTGGATATCGCGCTCAATTAGGGCCGTGCTGCCGCGAGCGTCGATCTCAAAGTCCCCCTTAATCTTTGGATCAGGATCGCTTGACATCTTCCAGTCGTAGTAGCGCGCAATGTGCGGCCGAGTGACGTTGTCGTCGTACAGCTTCACTCGCTGGCGCAACACCGCGTTGGCGTTGTTGTAAAGCATCACCATGCCGCCGACTGTCTCTGGTGCGCTACCCTGCTCGCCACCCATGATCTGCGGCATGCTCGACTCTACATCCGCAAACTGCATGGCAGCCTGCGCAATCGACAGCAGTTCCTGCAAGTGCGAGTTGAATTCAAACACGCTGAAAGCTTGGCGCACGTCGACCAAATCATCTTTGGCCAACCAGATCTTGTTCGGTGTGATCTCCCACGAATTGTTCTGCGGGATGACCATGCCTTTCTTCATCACGATCTGACCGCCCAGGGAGGTGCGGCCGTTGTCCATCACCTGCCGCCAGGCAGAATTGACCACGCGCTGCTGGTGTTCGAGCTCATCCGGCAGGCCAAAACCATAGGGACTGCTGTCGCTTTTGCGCCAGCACCAGACGTCCACCGGCAGCGTCTGGTCCGCAACCCAAGAGGGCATAGCGCCAACGATTTTGTCATTGACAATCACCAACACGCCAAAGCTTACATCGGTCAGCGGATCACCCGTGCGAGAGGACAGCACTTCCATCTCATCCGGCTCAATCTCGCCGTGGTACGTCCACATCTCGTAGCTGTCTTCCTTGATGGTCTCGCGCAGCACGCGACCCTCTGCCACGCGGACGCGGTTCGGCGGCTGGCGCAGCACCTCGCGGACCGCATCGGGATCGAAGCCAGGCAAGCCAACCAACTGACGCAACTCCTTGCGCGTTACGTTGCGACGGAAGAAGAAGCCACGTCCACGCTGGTGGTCGTTACCGCACGACGGATCAAAGAACACATCCCACGGATCGAGCCGCATGCTGGCAGGAACAATCGATTCGTTGATCTGCAGCGTCTGCGTTCCGTCCGGCTGCGGTAGCCAGACCTTGCTGGTTTGGCGCGCCGGGAATGGTCCGTACATCACCATCGTCCCCAAGCGCACGCCGTCCTCCAGCCCCTTGCGGCTTTCGCCGTTGAACTTGCACTCGGTCAGGCTGTCATCAATCGACAGTTCCATAGCGGCAGCGGTCTCCTTGGCTGCCTTCATCACAACCTGCGCTTCTTCGTTGGCCGTCATTCCGGTCGGCTCGCCCGTTTCAGGGTCTACCGTTGGCGCGTTGCTGCCGACCATTGATGCGACGTCGGGGATCGGTGTTGGCTTCAAGCCCCAATTCCTATCGTCCACCGGGAACAGTATTTCGCACATGCGCGCCACGGCCTGGTCGACTTTTGGGCGCACGATGTTGATCACCACGCGAGAGCGGTTTCCGTCCTGCGCTTTGCGCGCAGGCGGCCCGTTGCGCAGGGTGTTCTCAAACTCTCCCATGCCCATCTCGCGGGAGTCGCCGAAGTACAACTGCGCAGAACGGCGCCAGCGCTTCTCGACGTCCGACGTGCCGCGATGCTGCACCCATTCATCGCGCATTTTGGTGAACATGCCGTGCAGCTTCTCGACCTCAAGCTTTTGCATTTGCTCGAATTGCTCTTCGGTCATCATGTCATCGCCGACCATGTAGGCGACGTTTTGCGGAGTGTCTTGTTTGCTCATATTCATCTCAGTAAGCTGTAATTTCGTCAAACGCCTGCCACACCATGCTCTCGCCAACTGGCACGTTCCACTCACTGGTTTCGCGCTTGACTGGGTAGGCGAATGTCAAGGCCAGCGAGTCGGCGCGGTCAGGCGATTTGATGCCGCGCTTTTTGGCGTCGTCCTTGCTTTCGATGAGCAGCACGCCTCCGCGGTAGCTGTACTGCAGCGCGGTCAGGTCGGTAATCAAGTCGTTGTCGTTGGGAATCGATGCACCAGCCTTGATCCATTCGCGCATGTCCCGCCACATCCTGGCGCGCAGGTTGTAGTTTTCTCCGTCGTCCATACGCAGGCTGGAGTTGACATCGACCACAATGTCGCCGAAGTCACGGCGCAGCATGTCGGCCACGCCGGCGCCGATGCCGATGGAGTCGACCGCAATCTGAGCAACGTCGCCCAGCTGCGCGCGGATCTCGTCTTTGGCTCGTCCGTAGACGTCGACGGTATCAAGCTTGCCCACGACAACCTGGCGCATCAGCACCCTTCCCTGCCGGAAAGTGAAGCAGGTCTTGTCGTTTCCAAAGCGGGCCACGTCGATGCCCATGATTACCGGACCCTGCGCCATGATGTCGGCTGGCCCCTTGCGGCTGGCAGCAGACACCACCTCGCCAGGGATATAGGCGTTGGACACCGAGGCCGTGTAGCTTCGATCAATTTCCTGCGCAACCACTACCGGGTCGAGCTTTGCCTTCTGCATGTCGTACCAGGCATCGTCCTTGCGCGGGTCGTCGCGCCAGTCGAACACGAACTTGGGCGTTTTTCCATCGTGCGCTTTACGGTAAAACGGATTGCCTGCGCCGTTTGGTGTCGATACGTAGATGCGGCAGTTGGAAGTCTGCGATAGAGCGGCGTCTGCCTGCTCGGGGCGCTCAAGAAACGCAGCTTCGTCGACGAAATAGATGCTGGTCCGGTTGCCGCGACCAATGTTGTCACCGGCCTCGCCAGTGATGAACGCCCCGGTTGCGCGGTTCTGAATCTTCATGAACGGCGCGTCCTTTTGCGGATCCCAGCTTCCTGGTTGAAACTCTCGCGGCAGCAGGTTGATGAACTCGCGCACCTTCCAAAACAGTGAGGCCGGGTTGCCAATCTGGTCGACGTAGTCTTCCTTGCGCGAGCCAAAGCCAACCACTGTGCCGGTCTTGAAGAGCATCATCCACGCAGCAAAACCCACGCAAAGCCATGACAAGCCCATGTCGCGAGACTTCTCCACAACGCCATCTTCGCGGTTTAGCCAGCGCTGTAGCAGCCAATCAATGAACTCGCGCTGCCGCTCGAACAAGACGAACGGCACGACAGTGCGCATGCCGCGCTCGGCCAGACGTGGGTCGAACGTCATTCCAAAGTCGTTAATGAAGTCCGCCGGATGTCCGGCGTAGTAGTCGATCAGGCGGGGAATAATCTCTGGCTGCTCGCGCATGCGCTGGATGCGCGCAACCCTGACCTCGAAGACCTTCTCGTAATCAGGCTTTGCCCAGTCGAAGTCTGGATAGGCGTTGGCCATCACTCGCCCCTGATCAGGCGTTCGTAAGCCTGTTCCGCCGTCAATGACAAGTCGGCTTTGATCTCCAACGCGCCTCCGTCCTTGCCGGTGAGCTCGAGTGAAGCCTTGTCGTTGTAGGCGCTGTTGAGCTTGGCGGCTATCTTCAGGTTAGTATCGATGGCGGCTTTAAGGCCCGAAGCATCGCCGATGGCGGCCGCTTGCCGGCCATAGTCGAGCGCCGCATCTATCAGGTTGTGCGATCGCAGGATGTTTGCGTTTGCGTACGTCTCGCGCGTCTCTTCCGATTCCATCAAGATGGACCGCAATTTCCAGCCAGCAACCTTGAAGTTCAGGTCTTCCGCGATCGATTGAAACGACTCGCCCCAGACATAGCGGTCAAAGACCTCATCGGCAACGGCCAGGATGCTGGCCTTCAACTCGTCGGCTGCCCGGCGCTTGGACTCGACGTGCAGCGCGGGGCCGATGTTCGTCGGCTTGTCGTTTTTTGTTCCGCGCTTGTCCATGCTCGTCCTGAATTTTGGTGGCCCCGCAACATCCGGCATTCGTGGGAGACGGGCACTGCAACCGGAGCCGGGGGCCGTAGAAGACAAAAAAGCCCGCACAAGGCGAGCTTTTGTCGAGACGCAATGTCCCGCAGCCGATACTACATCAATGCTATACGTCGGTCAATCATCTAAGGTTTGCGGCAAACGCGTCAGTCCTTGACGAGTGCAAAGCGCCAAAAAACGGATGGCTGCCTGGCACGCCTCGCGGTTGCTTTCGATACCCCACTCCTTGCGGATGTAAAGGATCGCCGCAGACACATCCGTGTCAAGCCCAAGCTGAATCTGGCGCGTACCTCGAGTCCTGCGGAACTTCTGCTGCCGCTCGGCGTTCGTCATCGCGTGCGGCTTGCGAGAGCGAAAACCCATCTTCTGATGCAGACTGTCACTCATGGCTTTCGGATCTCGCCATGACGCACAAAGCGGTCATCAAAACACCAGCCGCTGCCCCGATAAACATCCCAAGAATAAACATGATCACGTTTCATCTCCACTGTATTTCAATGCTTATGATGCCACCTTGTTGTTAATCATGTCTATCAGTCTTGATATATCCGATGATCGGTTTGACTTGCTCGCGTAGATGCTTTTTGCTTTGCGCTCCAGACACGCTTGGCAAATCCACCTGGACGTGGTGCGCAATCGGCGCAACTGACCAGTGCTAGAGTCACGCATGGCCTGGCAGTTGGTGCAAAACCTTTGGCTTTTGTCTTCTGTCACGGATTCCACTGAGTGCTTCATGGCTTTTTTCCTGTAATTTTATCCTTGATGCTTGCTGGTATTTTCGGCTTTGGACACCACCCCAAGCAATCGTCTGTCCAGTTGCCTACGATCAGCACGCCGCCAGGATTCAGTAACAGCAAGCTGGACGCGAGCGGCGGCGGGTCGATGTCCGGATCTCGAAACCAAAGTGCGTCCGTGGTTATTGGGCGGTCATTCACTTTTGCACCTCTTTTGCCAGGTACCTAAGCTCAACTGTTTGCGCAGCTTCGCGCAGCTTTGACACGTTGGTCTTCTTCATTACCTCGATCGCGATCGCAACAAAGGTTTCCAGTTCTGCGCGCTCCTCATCTCCCCACCCGATCAATCCAGCGACCGCGGACTGAAGTCTTTCGTCCTTCAGCCTGGCTGTGTGTTCGACCAGATACTCGAGCTCTTCTCGATGTATTGACGAGCGCTGCTGCAGCAACTGGGTCATGCGAGCCGCCTGCTCGGCGACAAAGCTTGATGACGGGCGAATTCGCTGCATCACAATTCCCTTGCTCGGTTTTTCAGCTCAAGATCTCGCAGCTCTGTAAAGCAGCACTGCCAATTCGCGCGGCCAGAGTAATCGCGCCCTACAAGTGCGCGAAAGTTCATCCAGTCGCAAAGTTTTTGTTTTAACCATTTCATGTCTTTTCCCCTTTTAGTTTTGGCGTCTGCCAAAAATTTTTTGACGTTATCACGGACAAACTTCTCGGTTACTGCTGCAGAGCTGCCCGCAACGCTTTCATTACGTTCGCTCGATCAGCAGCGCGGCCAGATTCAAATGCTTCGAGTGCTGCAAGCGCCGCTGTTTCAAGTGCCTCAAATTGTTTTGTTGCGGCTAGCAACTCATCGGGGGTAAAGAACCCCCCGCCAATGTGAACGCTCTCTTGATTGCGTGCCGCGTGCTTCATGTTTGCAATAAGCGTTTTCATACCTTTTCCCCCGTGGCCTTATTCACTGCATCTCGCGCTTTGGCGATGCGATCGATCAGCGCCTCAATCGCTTCCTTGGCTTCATAGTCTGTAGTGAATTGCGCATCGATCTTGAGCAGCGGCAGGCATTCGCCAAGCAGGTTGAACAGAACCTTGCGGGTGCCTTGCGCGTGCGCCAATGCTGCGCAGTGCTCGTGTACGTCCTGCTCAAGTACCCTAATCACAGCTTCGCGGCGCGCAATGATGTCAATCGCCTCGTTCAATGCGGTGTTGGTGTCGGAAGCTGGGTTCACTTCTTGCCTCCGTCGTAGCTTCTGGCAAGCTTTGCTTCAATCAGGGCATCGCTGAGGTTGCGGCCGTCATCGAGGATGATCTCGGCGAGGTAGTAGCCCCACTTGCTAACCTTTTCTGTCCTGATCTTCACCAGCTTTTCGAGCACGGCATCGCGGACAAAAACACGCGCTTCGGTGTATCCGTCCTGCCCACGCTCGGGGGTGTCGATGCGGGCAAGTCGCATGCGCTGGCGTGTGCTGGTTTTGAAGCCGAGATCAATGACGGCATCGATGGTGTCGCCGTCAACGACGGCTTCGATTCGTGCTGTGTATTCGTACATGGTTATTTCTCTCCTCCAGTTGCTTTGCTCACTGCGTCTCTCGCTTTGGCGATAAGCATGGCGGCGTTAGCCTCGTCTGGTCCGTCAAAAATTCCCCTTAGCAGGCCTTGCAGTGCTGCCAGTAGATCAGGTGCGGCGGCGATTAGGCGGGCATTTGCTACTCGAAACTCGTCGCAATCAATGTTCTGGTCCGGCAGGTAGTAGCCGTCCTCATCTGTTTCGGGGCACTGGCCGTCTGCGTAGTAGCTCGCTGGATTGATTGTTACGGTCGTGTGGGTGTGCTCCATAACCATGTATCGCGTACACCCTGAAGCGTTGCGCTCCATGCCAACCATCCACGGTCCCGGCGTGTGTTTGTTCATTCTTTCTCTCCTATGCCGTGTGCGCGCTCGATGGCTCGGGCAAACCTCATGCATAGCGCAGATTTGTATCCGTGGCTTTTCCAAAGTGCGCGCATTTCCTCCTCCGTCAGCGGCTTGCGCTGGGGCGGGGCGGTGCGAAGATTGAACGCAAACTCAGAAAGTCGTAAAGCCAATGCTTTGTCCGTTTTACCATGCGACAACAACCCCGCAGCCGTCACAACATCAGTCAAGAATTGACTGAACTTAACCATCTCATCATCCGTCAGCGACTTGCGCTGTGGTGGAGCGGTGTAGAGAGGTCGGGCCTTGCTGTAAATTGCGTGCGGTTTATGTAGCCACATCAACTCGCCGTTTGTACCAATACACGCCACCGGTTCCTGCTCCGGCTGTGCCAGTCTCTCGCGTAGGGCGTCGATGGCTGCTTCGTGGGTTTTTACGCCTTCCCAATACACAACACCATCAGCACCGAACGGGGCTTTTGTATTGCTTTGCTCCAACGCCTCAAGCGCCAGCTCTAATAGTTCTCGGTCAGTCATTTCTCCCCCTTCTTGTTTAATCGCTCACTAACTATCTCGGCGCACTGCTCAACAAACAAGCTGGCGTTTTCCCATGCCTCCTCTGGTGTTTTGAATTTGAACCCGGCATCGGTAGCGACTCCACCACCGTAGACTGTTCCCATCCAATAGGTTTGCAATTTGCCGTTTTCGACAACCTGAAATCGCTCGGTGTTGATGTCGCTGTGCAATGCCATTGCATACGCGGAAATTCGGTCAGTCATTTCATCTCCCTTGCTCTGATGGCTGCTAAAAAATCTTGCCCATCGAATTTTTTGTCAATGTCATCGCGCATTTTCTTACGAGCCTCACGCTCGGCTG